GATGACGCCGTCGGGGCGATCCTACATCGAGACGCTCGACAACCTCACCGGCGCGCGCCGGCTGCGCCTGCGGTTCGGGAAGTGGGTCCAGGCCGAGGGCGTCGTCTACGAGGAGTACGACCGCGCGGTCAACCTCGTCGACCGCTTCGACGTCCCGGACTCCTGGACGCGCTACCTCGTCGTCGACTTCGGCTTCAACAACCCGTTCGTCGCGCAGTGGTGGGCCGAGGATCCCGACGGCGCGCTCGTCCGCTACCGCGAGATCTACCACACGGGGCTTCTCGTCGAGGACGCGGCGAAGGAGATCGCCGAACTCTCGAAGGGAGAACCGAGGTGGCGCAAGGTCGTCTGCGACCACGACGCCGAGGGACGGGCCACGCTCGAGCGACATCTCGGCGTCGTCACGACGGCGGCGAAGAAGAACGTCTCCCTCGGGATCCAGCACGTCAAGACGCGGCTCAGGAAAGGGCCGAACGGCAAGCCCGGGATGTACGCGATGCGCGACTCGCTCGTGTCGCGCGATCCTGCCCTCGAGGCGAAGAAGAAGCCCTGCAGCACGGACCAGGAGTACGACGGCTACGTCTGGGACACCTCGAACAAACAGAAGAAGGGCGAGCAGCCGGTCAAGGAGAACGACCACGGCATGGACGCCGAGCGGTACATGGTCGCCGAGATCGATCTGCCCGACGAGAAGCCCAAGGACACGCCGGTCACGATCCCCGCGCATCTGCGGATGATGGGCGCGACGCTCCCGAGATAGATCCATGTCCACCCCTAACGCAATCATGCCTGCCCGCTTGCAGACCGGCGTCCGCACGTCTCAGCCGAGCGGACACGATCCGTACGCCCGAGGCGGCATCGGCAACGTGGTTCGACGCGGAGTCGACCCGCTCATCGACCTCAGCACGCAAGAGGGCGTGGCCCGGCTCTACGAGGGCAACGGGCTCCGTCTGCTCAAGGTTCTCCCGGACGTCCACCCGATGTTCGACAAGGAGCTTTGGAACGTCCTCAACCTCGCCTGCGCGCCGGGCGACCTCAGCGTTTCCGCCGTGGTGGACGACGGCAACGGCGAGGAGGTCGACGACGAAGCGACCGCGTCGCTCAAGGCCGTCTTCCAGAACCTTCCCGCGGAGATCGGCGGCATGGCGGGCCTAGCGCGCCAGCTCACGCAAGAGGCGATGCTGACCGGCCTTCCTTGTCTCGAGGCGGTGCCTGGCCCGACCGGAAGCGGGCTCGTCGGGATCTTCCCGGTCGATTCGCTCACGGTCGGTTTCCGACGGGAGGCCGATTACAGCCTGGTTCCTCGCCAACGGCAAAACAGAGCGAGCGGCCACAGTTGGGTCGACCTTGACCTGCGGACGTTCTTCTGGCGCGCGATGAACCCGATGGTGGACAACCCTTACGGGCGCCCTCCTCTCGGCGTCGCGCTTCACGCGTGTCTCGGGGACATCGCCATGATCGCGGACCTTAAGCGGGCGATCCACCTCGTTGGGCATCCAAGGCTCGACCAGTCCTTCGACTTCCAGGAGTCGGTCAATTTCGCCGTCCTGACCCTCAAGATGAAGCCTACGGAGGCGAACGAGTGGGCCTTCAAGCAGTTCCTCCGGGCCCGACAGCTCGCGACCGAGCTGCGGACCGACGACGTCCTGCTCCACGACAAGAACATCGAGACGAAGGTGCTCGAGGGCGGCGCCGGGTTCGCGGGACTGGAACCGATCCTCGCGTTCTTGCGGCACAACGTCATCGTCGCGCTCAAGTCGATGCCGACCCTTATGGGCGTCAACGACGGATCGACCCAGACCTACACGACGGTCGAGTGGGCCATCTACGCTTCGGGGCTCGAGTCCGCGCGCGGGCTCGTCGCGGAGCTGCTCTGGCAAGCCGCCTCGCTCCACTTCCGTCTTATCGGGAGCAAGGCGAGGCCCAAGGTCAAGACGAAGCCGATCCGGACGACGGACAACATGGTGGAGGCCCAGACCGAGGCCATCAAGATCCGCAACGAGCGGATCAAGTACGACGACGGCCTCATCGGCCCCGAGGACTACTCCAGGAACGTCACCGGCTCGGCGCCGTACGATCTGGCGAAGCTGAAGGCGAGGCCCGCTCTGGATGCCGCTGCGCGCCAGGGTTCCACGACAGGCGAAACCGCCGCCACGGTGCGCTTCGGACGTGCGGGAGAGCCCGCCAAGCGGGTTCAGGCTTGACGCTCTTCCCGTGGCTCGCCGCCCGGGCGAAGCCCGAGCCTGAACCGCCGGACGACGACGACGCGGACGAGGGGCAAGCGGTCTCGAAAGAGGAGCGCCGCCACTACCTCCTCGCCTTCCGGCTCATGCGGAAGGAGACGGACCGCCGCGTCGTCGAGCTGACGCGCCTTCTCTCCACCGGAGACCTGGACTCGCGCGAATGGGCCGAGGCTTTCCGAAAGGAGCTTCGCGCCGCCCACTCGGAAGCATGGGCGATCGGGCGAAGGCTGGCCGGCCATGTCGGCGCGGTCGGCGAGGACGACGTCGCCGCCGGTCTCGCCGCCTGGGATCGCCAGGAGCGATTCTTCACAAGGTTCCTGGCCGACGTGGAGAGCGGCCGCTACACGAAGAAGGCGGAAGAGGGCGAGGACGCGGCGCTGAACGAGAAGGCGGTCAACGATCGCTCCCTCAAGTACGTCGCGTCGGTCAAGGGCACCGCCCACGAGTCGTTCCGGGTCGCCCTAAGGGATGAGCCGACGAACTGGAACCTCGGCCTCTCGGCGCACTGCAAGCCGTCGAAGTCGCATCCCTACGACTGTCCGAGTCTCGCCGGGCAGAGCCCGAAGCCCGCCGACGAATGGCCCACCGCCCCCGGCCGTGGTGAATGTCCGTGCGGGGGCAACTGCACGTGCTTCCTGTCGACGGTGGACGGAAGCCACAGCACCGAAGGGATCTAAGGCTTTGTCCGCCTAAGCGCTGGAGCCCTGCTCGAATCGATCAAGCACTTTTTCCGCCCACTCGCGCTCCTGGAACGCATCGCCGAACTCGGGGTTCTTCGATGGAACGGTCCGGATGCGGGCGTTGGTCGCGTCCTTGACCGGAAACCACGCGGTTACGATCCGTCCATTTCGGATTCGCGCCTTGCCGATAAAACGGTTACCCGGAACGTCGATCGCTCGTACGAGCATCTTCCCACCCTTCGGCACGGATGATGAGCCCGTCGCGTGGTTCACGAAGACCCCATAGCGGTCGTCCATAGCTCAGTTTACATATTGCTGCGGCCCCGCCTCCCTCCTGGGACGCGGGGCCGTTCTCGTTCGGACGGACACCTCTTATGAAATCTAACTGCACCCACGATCTAGCCGGTCAGACGGTCGGCCTTCTCGACGGTGAGGGCTCGTGAGCCCCGCCGCTGTATCCGGGATGGACCTGCTGGACCTTGCGAGGATGCACAGCGCCGTTTGGGCCATCGAGAACGGCTATGCCCAAGGCGCTCTGACCTACCTGACCGAGACCCAGTACGAGGCCCACATGGCGGCTTACGAAGCTCGCGTCGCCGCGCCCGCCCCGGTTCCCAACCGCGTTCGCCCGGAGGACCGGATGTACGCCATCGAGGGCGGCGTCGCCATGATCCCGATCAACGGCGTCATGACGATGAAGCCCACGAGCTTCGGCGGCTGCTCGACGATCCTGACCCGCCGAGCGGTCCGGATGGCGTCGATCGACCAGGACGTGAAGTCCATCGTGCTCCTCGTCAACAGTCCCGGCGGAACCGTCGAAGGCACCGAGGAACTCGCCCTCGTCGTCGGTGAGGCGGCGAAGCTCAAGAACGTCACCTCGTACATCCAGGGCGGCTGTCACAGCGCCGCCTTCTGGGTCTCCGTCTACTCTTCCAGGATCGTTTCCCACCGCCTAGCCCTCTGCGGCTCGATCGGCGCGATGAACTCGATCCAGGACACGAGCGAGCAGGCGGCGAAGGAAGGGCGCAGGACGATCCTCGTCGCGAGCCGACCGCTCAAGGGTCAGGGGACGCCCGGCGTTCCCGTCAGCCCGGAGGCGGTGAAGATGCTGGAGGGGCATATCCAGTACTTCGGCGACGCCTTCGACCAGGTCGTGCTCAGCAACCGAAAGCTGACCGCCGCCCAGGCCAAGGAGGCGTTCACCGGCGGGACGTTCACCGCGCCCGACGCCCTGCGCCTCGGCCTCATCGACGCGATCCAGCCTTTCGACGAGGTCATGGCGGAGCTTCAGGAGAGCGCGGTCACGGTGGACGACGTCGAGCCCGACGTCTCCGACGGCGAGATCCGCGACCGAGCGGGGCGCCCGAAGGTCGGCGTTCCGACCGACCCTCAGCGCGAGGCGAGCGCCCTCCTCGCCAGCCTCGCGCTGCGACCCACGATTTCCGCCCGCGAGGGCGGCGACGCGCGCCCTCGCGCGGAGAATCCCAGGCCCAACGGGGCCCCAGAGAACACCATGAGCGACCAGCCAAGCAACTGGAAGAACCGACTGGCCGATGCCTTCCGCTCGCGCGGGAAAAGCATCGTAGCCTCCAATCTCGACAACACGACGCGCGAGGACCCGGATCACATCTCCCGCGTGATCACCGAGTCGATCGACGCCCAGGTGGCCGATCACCTCGCCAACGATCCGCTCTCCCGAGCGGTCGGCGCGCGCAACATCCGCTCCGTCGAGGACCTGAACGCGATGGCGGCCCACGCGGCTATCGGCGAACGTCTCCTGAACAAAACCCGCGCGGAGACCCACCGCCTCGCGGTCGTCGCCTTCGGCGAGGTCAACGGCCCTCGCTTCTCGGCGTCGGTCGATCACCTCCCCTACGACCAGGCGGTCGAGATGTGCGAGTCCTTCCGCGCCCAGGCGGGTGAGGCGTTCGAGACGACGCCGACCCAGCCCGCAAGCCGTCGGACCGTGCCGACCGACCCCACCGCTCGCGGCAAGGACGCGACGGAGAACCCGAATCGGGCCTTCGACAAGCTCGACGCCACCGCGAAGGCGATGGTGATCGCCCGCGCCCCCGACGACGAGAAGCGACAGGACGCTCTCGCCGCCGAGTACCTCAAGTCCATCCAGGAGATCGAATAAATGGCTGCTGCCTCTATCGACCGCGACGGTCTCCGCAAGGACGCCGACCTCGTCGCCTTTCCCATGGCGGCCAGCACGAAGGTCTACAACGACACTCTCGTGTTCAACCTGGGCGGAACCGGCTTCGTCGGTCCCGCCCGAACCGGAAACGCCAACGACCTGTTCGCAGGCGTCGCCCAGGGCGGCGTCGACAACTCGAACGGCGTCGCCGGCGCGAAGAAGGCCCGCCTCAAGCGCAACGGCTCCTTCGCCTTCGCCATCGCCGTAGCGCCCACCCCCGCGCTCAACGGCCAGCCCGCCTACGCGGCGGACGACTCGACCGTGACCGCCACCGCTACCGGCGCGATCAAGGTCGGCACGTTCATCTACGACGAGCAGCTCGCCCCCGCGGGCCTCGTCCGGGTGGACGTCTCCAAGGGGGTCGCCTAAGCCATGATCACCGCCGCACAACTCGCCTTCATCAAGACGGAGGTCCGCGACGAGCTTCGCGAGGCCTTCCGCGCCAAGCCCGCCGACGACCTTCTGTATCCGAAGATCGCCCTCAACGTCCCGACCAAGTCGAAGACGAACAAGTTCAGCGGGCTGGGCGCGCGCCCCGGCTTCAAGCTGCTTGAGGACCGCATGGCGGCCGAGCGGATGAACCAGTACCCGTACGAGCTGACCGACAGGACGTACTACGACCTCATCACCATCGAGCGCGAGGCCATCGAGGACGACGCCACCGGACAGTTCGTCGCCGACGCCAGGCGCATCGGCGAGGGCGCGAACCCGTTCCGCGAGCAGCAGACCGTCAACCTCCTCGTGAACGGCCGCACGGGCATCTGCTACGACGGCCAGCCGTTCTTCAACGGCCAGCACAAGGGCGGGGTGCTCAACGCGCCCGGCCAGACCGTCCTTCAGACCAACGTCGCCACGGACGTCCTGTCGGCGGGGAACCTGGAAAAGGCCCTCGGCATCATCGGCAACTGGGTCGACGACAAGGGCAATCCCTTCGGCCTGCTCCCGGACACCCTTCTGGTCGGCGCGGGCAACCTCGTGAAGGCGTCCGACCTCCTGCGCAACGACCTGGTGGGCAAGACGACGCTCAACAGCATCCTCCAGCCCCGGGCGTCGGCGCTCGTTCCGGGCAACGCCTGGTTCCTGCTCTACACGCGCGGAGCGAAGCCGCTCATCCGCACCTACCGCACCGATATCGGCGAGAACGGCCTCGACCTGAACGATAACATCGGCAGTCGGGACGCGTGGTCGAAGGGGGAGTGGGAGATCGGCGCCCGCATCCGCGAGGCGTACGGCTACGGCCCGTGGTGGACTGGGTACGGGAGCTTCCCCGCGTGATCGCCGTCTGGACGGTCACGGGGAAACCCATGCTCGTCGGCAAGGCGGTCCTCGACCCGATCGTGCCGACCCTCTTCAACGAGCTTCCCGAGGAGGTCGCGTTCCAGGCCGTCAACCTGCGCATCGAGGAGGTTTCGGGGCCGAGTTCCCCGAGCCTCGGCGGCGGCGCGTGGCGGGACGAGGACGGCGAGACGCACGGGTCATCCTCCGATGTCTCCGAGGAGGTTCCCGCCGGCATCACGATCGAGGCGTACGACGCCCTGGTCTCCGAGCGCGACACCCTCCGCACCCAGCTCACCAAGATTCACGGGGATCTCAACGAAGCGAGGCTGAGGGCCAACCCTTCCGACGAGGATCTTGGCGAGGTCGCCAAGGAACGGGGCTTCGTGCTCGTCAGCGATCGCGACCACGACACGCTCACCCAGGCGATCGTCGACCTGACGAGCGAGCGGGACGCGGCCCGGACCGATCTCGCGGAGGCGAACGATGCAAAGGCGGCTGCCGAAGGCCAGATCGGGGATCTTCGGACCCAGATCGAGTCCTCTGCCGCCGAACTCGCTCCGACGCCCCCGCCCGTGGATCCGAACCCCGCGCTCATGGAGGCGATCGACGCCGTGCTCGCCGCCTCGGCGACGACGCTCGAGCGTCTTCCGGAAGATGCGCTCGGGAAGCTCGCCAAGCTGAAGGGGATCGACCCGATGCCCGACAGCAAGGCGAAGCTCGTGGAGGCGCTCAAACCGGCCGGGTAGGGCCGAGAAGGCCCTATGCCCGACTTCTCCCCCGTCTATCCGTGGATCCGGCTCTGTCTCCAGGACAGCGCGCCGGAGACCGGGCCTTTCGCCATCGCCAACGCCTACTTCGATCCAACGATCAAGAGCGCGCTGCGGGACTCCGTTCCTAAGGCGGCGATCGTCAAGGCGGGGCTGGTCGATTCCGGCGCTTTCTTCGACGCTTTGGTGGGCGACGACAAAGACCGGCTCGCCGAGGCGGTCGGGCTGCTCGTCGCCGCCCGCCTCATCCGCCCCCTGACCACGGGCGGCGCCAACGGGCATCTTCTCTCCGAGAAGACGGAACAGGTCTCCCGCACCTTCGCCGCCGGTCCCGGCAGCAAGGAGGAGTGGGAGACCCGCGCCAAGGACCTGATCGAAGAGTGCGCGTTCTTCGAGGTGGCCGACACTCCCGCTTTGGTCGGCGGCCTGGTCATCGACGCCGCCGGTCCCTCTCGCGGCAGGTACGAGTCGCGCTGGAGGGACGATTGAGCGCCGCCGCCCGGCGGTTCACCGGGCTTAGGGGCCGCCTCACCGGGGGCGGCTTCGACAAGTGGTGTCGGATCGAGACGCCACCGGCCGGGGAGCCTGAGCCGAACGGCGCGGGTGGGTGGCTAGAGCCCACCCCGGACGTCCAGGAGAACATCGCCTGCCAAGTGAGATTCCCGCGATCCAACCCCACGTCGCCCGAAGGCGAGGCGGCTCAGACCACCTTGCAGCGGGTGGAGATCCGCTTGCCCGTGGGCACCCCCGTCTCGGTCGAGTCCCGCATCCTCATCGGTGAAGAGGCCTATGTGGTCCAGGGACACGACACCGGACGATCCTACGCCTCGGAGATCGTCTGCGACTGCCTCCGCGCGAACGACGGCGAAGCATCCCCATGAAGATCATCCGTGCATGGTGCGGCGAAACGCCGCTCATCGTCATCGAGGGCGTCGTGTACCTCCCCTCGCTCACCTACCGACTGCCAGTGCAACCATGAAGATCAGAGTTCTGCGAAACTTCGGCCTCGACGGGGAAAACCTCGAAGCGGGCACGATCGTAACCGTCAATCGCTCCCACTTCGGGGACAACGTCGACACCTTCCAAAACGAGGGCTACTTCGAGGAGGTCGTCGAAGAGACCGCCACCGGCGCCAAACCGAAGAAGGCCGAGGCGACCAAAAAGCCCGCGACCTCCAAGAAGAAGGGGAAAGCCACCGTGCCCCCCTCGATCCCTGCCGATGTCCCGGCGCCGTCCGAGCCGCCTACGGAGCCCGCCGCGGAGGCCCCCGTTGCTGTCGATCAAGCTTGAGACGGCGACCCTCGACGCTCTCCCTAAACAGGTCGCCTTGATCGCGCTGGAGGTCACGCTCGCGGGGGCCACGGCCACGGCTCAGGACGCGCGGCGGCGGGTCGAGACCCAGGTCGGCTCAGGCGTCCAGTACCCCGGACTGCCCAACCGGTCGTCCGCTGCGGGCGAATCGCCGGTGAACCAGTCGGGCGACCTTCTCGGGACCATCGGCACGGACCAGGACGGCGTCTCTGGCATCGGCGCCGACGCGGTTGCGGGCGACGGCTCCGGGAAGGCTCTCGCGCTCGAAGCGGGCACGTCGAACATGGATCCGCGTCCCTTCATGGGACCGGCCTCCGAGGTCGGGAAGGAAGCGGCAGAGGCCGCGCTGAGCAAGGCGGGCAAGACGCTCGGAAGGATCTAGATGGCAGCGGGACAGCCCTATCTCGAAAGCGACGGCGACACCTTCCTCTACGAGACGCTCTCGTTCGACCCGCTCCTCAAGCGGTGGTTTCCGGGCGGGGTGACGGGGGAGAAGCCGGGCGAGGGCGCTCTAAGGCCGACCATCCGTTACTGGCGTCAGTCGCCCGGGACGGACAAGCCCCGGCAGGACGGGAGGATGGGGCGAGCGCTCTCCTCGCCGACCTACGTCCTGGTCTGCCTCGACCGGCAGGCGGGCGGCTCCGACAAGGTCTACGGCACGATCGGCGGCAAGCTGACCCCGCGCCAACCCCTGTTGCAGATGGGGCAGAGACGCCTCTACGACCTGCTCCACGGGCGGACCTTCCAGCACGGCGGCTTCGAGTACGAGGTCTCGTGCAACCCGGAGTACTCCATCACCGAGCCGACCGCCCAGGGCACCCGCGACGTCCAGGTGGGGTGGTGGGTCCGCATGAACGTCCAGTAGCCTCTCATGTCCACCATCATCGGTTCCTACAGCCTCGACGTCCCGGCGACGGCGGCCTGGACCATCGGACCGACCTTCAAGCGAGGCGAGCTCGTCCGCGTCGTAGCGGGCGGGTCCGTACGCTGGAAAAGGACCTCGAGCGGCGGGGGCGATTCTCTCCCGGACCACGATCGAAGCTGGAACTTCGGCTGTACCCAGTCGCAGCCCGGCGACGTGCCGTGGGCGATCACATCGGGCGGCCCCGGCCTCGCGAGCGCGTCGTTGCCTCCGACGAAGACCTCGTACTGGCTCAGGCCCGCCGCCGCCTCTCAAGCGACCGGGGGCACGATCCCGGACGGCGCGACGGTCACCGGGGTCCAGCTCGACTTCATCCTGAGCGCGTCGGCGGAGTCGTCGGGCGGGTCGTTCACCGGCTACACCCCGACCTACGGCTACGAGAACACCGCTCCCGGACTGCCCGTGTGGCACTCGGTCGTCGGCTCGACGGACACGCCGATCGCCACGGGATACACCCAGAACCCCGCCTTTCAGCCCACCGTCAACCCTGCCCTCAAGGGGGTCGACGCGGCCTACTGCTACTTCCTCGCCAGCGGGGCGCAAGGGAACGGGGCGGACTTCCAGCTCGGCCAGTTCGACGCCCCCGCGAATTCGGCCTATCCCGCGAACTCGACGGTAAGGGTCCGCGTCAAGGCTCCGTCGGGGTCTGGAATCGCCATCGTGACGCAGTACGGCGGGTCGATGAACGGAGCCGCCGACCCGCCGATCTCCTACACGGCGACGGGCGACTGGCAGGAGATCGACCACCCGATCAAGCGGGCGATGACCGACGCCGCCACCCAGCTCTATCTCGCCGTAAGCCCCGCCGCGACCGGAACGACCTACCTCGACCAGGTCGCCTTGAGGAAGACGAACGCGCCCGTCGCCGAGGGGGCAAACCAAGCCGACACGAGCGCCGTGGCGACGGACGCGCCGATCGCGGACGGCGATCTCACCGCCGTGTTCGACGCGACGTTCGGGGTCTCGCAGATCGGCTCGACCGGCGTCGTCCCCGTCGCGGGCGGATCGTCGACCGTGACCCTCGGCGGTCCCGGCGAGACGTTCGGTCGGACGTGGACGGCGGCGAACGCCTCCTCTCTGGGTTGGGACGCGCGGGGCTTCAACTCGCTCACGAGCGGCACGAACCGGACCCTCGCCCTCCTGGGGGTGAACGCGACGTTCTACGTGAGCGGCGGGGAGACCTTCTCCTACTCGTACGCGCTCCCCGAGGGCGCGTACCCCTCGGACTTTCCCGAGGTCCACCTCTACGAGCCCGGGGCGGTCCTGCAGGCCGACGCTTGGCCCGGTTCGGCCCTGGTGGCGAGCGGGCGCCCGCCTCTGTCTCTCGCGATGCTCATCCTGCCAGACGGGCAGACGCCGCCCTTCGCCGCGACGTCCGGGTGTCTCTCGCCCTTGCGGCGAGGGACCTACGACGCGGAGACCGGGCTCGGCGCGACCGAACCGAACCTCTTCTACCGGCTCTGGTTCGTCGTCAACGACGGGCTGGGCGACTTCTCCGACGACCAGGGCGGCTACTCCGTCCTCATCGAACGCATCCGAACCACGACCATGAGTCTCCCCCTCGAATCCCTCGTCTCTCCCCGCTTCGGTCTCCAGACCGGCGTGGGCGTCCGTTCCGACGTGTTCCGGATGCTCGGCTGCATCGCGGACAAGGGTTTCAAGCCCAAGCCCGACCAGCAGTGGGAGGAGAGCGGCACGGCAGGCTTCGGCTACCAGACCGACTCGAACCTCATCTACGACGTCTCCAACGGCGACGTGACCCTCAACCTCGACACCCTCGACACGGGCTACGTGCTCTACTCCGTCTTCGGCGGCGAGAAGGTCACGACCCTCGCGCCGGGCGTCTACAAGCACGACTTCGAGTTCGACGTCTTCACCCAGGCGATCGCGCCCGCCTACAGCGCGCAGACCCCCACCGAGGCAGGCGAGATCGCCCAGGCCATGATGGACCTGATCTTCAACGGCTTCAAGCTGAGCGCCGACCCCGGCAAGCTGCCGACCGCCTCCAGCGCGTTCATCGCGGGCAAGCTGAACCTCACCGGGGACGCGGATATGCCCACGCTGTCCTCAGGCGTCAGCGCGGTCCAGGTGGTCAGCGTGAACGGCAACCCGACGAGCGGCACGTTCGTCCTGCTCGACCACACCAAGGCGTCGGGGATCGTCAACACGACCGACGTCGCCAGCGCGGTCCAGACGGCGGTGCGGCTGCTCGGCAACGACTACGCCAACGCGACCGTCGCGGGCAGCGCGGGAGCCTGGACGATCACCAGCCCGACCGGCAAGCGGCTCGCGCCCCTCGTGCCCGACTACACGGACGCCGGGAACCAGAGCACGCTCGTGGGCGGCACCGCCCCGACGGTCACCGTCGCGGTCACCAACCCCGGCGGCTTCAAGATCAATCCGGTGGCGCGGTGCGGAGCCCAGTCCTGGTGCGTGAAGGTCGCGCCGACCTGGACGGCCATGGAGAACGCCCCGATCGTGATGACGGACAACTGGAGCTCCAACGTCACGATCGGCGAGCGGTACGTCCGGAAGTGGATCCAGGGCTGCTCGCCCGGCGCCTTCACCTACAACCAGAAGGACGGTAAGGACATCGTGGACACCATGGAGCTGGAGATGGCCCTGGTCGATCCGGTGCGGACCTTCCTCAGCGCCGCGCGTTCCGGCCAGCGGCTTTGCGCGCGGCTCCTGTCCACCGGAGCCCAGATCGGCGCGACGGCCTATAAGCGGTCGATGACGATCGACATGGACGGTCAGGCGAAGTGGCCGGACAACACCGACAGCGACAACGTCCGGTCGGTGAAGATCGACTTCCGCGCCCTCTACAACATCGCCTCAGGACAAATGTTGAGGATCTCTTTGGTTAATGAACTGGCGTCGTACGCGACGAACTGAATACAGGGAGCGTCAGCATCCACGGGCCCAGTGACTTAAAGGGCCGGAAAGCCACAAAATCCTGAGCCCAGCCAAACCGTTTTGTGGCACAGACGATCCTAGCAGAGCTTCTTGGGTTCATCAAGGCGCAAGGTCCACCTCACGATAAGGGCCAAACGCCAGGAATATTTAAGTTCTTGTACCAAAAAACGTAAACTGATGTTTTAAAATAGGAACGTCTCAAGGTGGGTGCCGTCAGCGGACCTCCATCGAGCAAGGAAGAATTATGAGCAATGGCTTCGACAATCGCTTCGTGATCCTCGCGTACTCACCCGCTGCTGGGCAGGCTGTCACCTATAACGGCTCGTCCAATACGGAGCTTACGTTGCAGGATTATGACTGGTCAAATCCTGTACCCGACAACCAAGCGTGGCAGCTGGTGCCACAGGAGAACACAGGAGGCTCCTCAAACAACTGGGGATTCGCTCTCGTGAACCTCGCCACGGGGAACGCTATGTCGGCCAACGGCAACGCTGCCGCTCCTCTCAGCATGGTGGAGTTTGCCTTTCGATCAACTAACTTCGACACCTTCGGCCTCATTGCCACTGGTCCGGCCTACCTGTCCTATGCGATTCAGAGCAACTCCAGCCCCAACCTCTGGTGGGGGGATGCGAACGGGAGCTATAACGTGGGCGATCCGGTCTCGCTCGTCGCCACGACGACGCCTTTCGAATGGCTCCTCCTCCCTTGTGCGGACTACCTACCCGGCAGAAGCGAAGAGGACGCGATGCAGAGAGTTCGCCGACGCACTTGAAGCAAGCCCACCCCGAAACTCTCCCGCGAGGGCCGCGACTCCAGACCGGAGTCGCGGCCCTCGCCCCTTTTCCCGATCCTATGTCCACTCTAATCGTCAACGAAATCCCAAGCTACGCCACCAACTAAGATGAGCAAGACCACCCCCGCCCCCAACCTCGTCAACTTCGCCCAGCTCCGTGTGGACGGACAGCGCACCGTGGAGGTGAAGGTGCGCGGCAACGTCGTCCGCGTCACTGAGAGGCTCGAGGACGATTCCACCGTGGACAAGGAGATCGGACGCGCGCGCCTCACCGCCCAGCGCGGCACCCGGGCCGCGCAGGCCCTTCTGGCGACGTCGACCGACAACCCGGACGAGAAGCAGGCCCGAGAGGCGGAACTCGCTAGGGCCACGGCCTCCATGGACGCGCTAAACGTGGCGGTGACCTTCGACCGGCGGCGGATCGTCTGCAAGCGGATCGAGAGCAGGTTCGTCGAGTGGAACATCGTCGGCCCTGACAACAGGGCGCTTCCGCTCGACTTCGACGGGCTCTACGACGGTCCTCTCGGGACGACCACGCTCGAAGAGATCTTCCAGACGGTCCAGGAAGAGCCCTTCGTGGGGGAAGCGAGCGCCTAGCCCTTCAGGAGTGGATCTACCGCCGACTGAAGGAGTCTAGGCTTCCTGACTACACCGGCCCGGAGGAAAGGCTATGGTGCTTCCTCCCGGGCTGGGTCCGCTACTTCTGGCGTGCCCGCGAGATGAAAGGCGCGGTCACGCTCTGGGAGCTGATGGACATGAGCTATTCGCCGGGGATGGGCCGCGCGGTCACCGCGATGGCCGACGCTCTCGCCTCGGCCGAGAACGCGGCGCAGGCGGCGTTCAGCAAGGAAAAGGACGGCAAGTAAAACGACATGACGCCTAGTTACATAGGTAAGGGAACAAAAGTACTATCTAAAAAAATTTATTAATTAGTGCCTTCGTTGTCGGAAAAACTGTCGTAATATCTGTTACAGAAGCGATTAAACGACGCTTCAGTATGAGCAACATGGCAGATTCAACCTACAGCCCAACCAACATCGAATCCGGCGGCAGCGCTCCCTATCCGGCAGGAACGATCGCTTCTTGCACGACGGCGTACTCGAGCGGATCCGGTACCCCTTCGGCCAAGATCACCAACAACGGCACGACGTCAACGATCACGGAGTTCCCCCACACGGACGTCGGCATCACGACGGCTTACACCGTCTACAACTCGAGCCAAGGCGAGGTCGATCTCCTCGTTACGCCCTCTAACTGAGGCGCCCTGAGTCGGCAAGGGCTGGGATATCTTTCCCCGCCCTTCCACGACCGATGCGCAAGACGCGTTCCATGCGCGTTCGATAGGAAGACGCCTTCGGATCGGCCTTCGCCAATATCCGTCCCGAACCCAGAGACAACATGTCAGACCAACAGACCTCCACTCCTTCGCCCAACCCTGGTTACCAGTGCCAGATGGCCTTCGTCGCCGAGCAGCTCCTCTTGGGGGCCTTGACCAGCAACGACCCGACGTACACGAGCAACTTCTACAACGCCATGGCCCCGTTCTTCGCCATGTCGGGATACGCGCTCTCGCCCTACCAGTTCGTCGACTTCGACAAGTTCGCCAAGAGCGACGAGGTGGGCCTCAGCGCCCACTTCACGCGTGTACTCGGAGGCGAGAAGCTTACTGAAGTGGACTTCCCGAGTCTCAAGTGCGCGGCCTGCAAAGTCTCCTCGTACGCGGTCGCGGGCTTGATCGTCGCCGCCGGGGCGGCGGCCCTCTCCTACCTGACCGTGGGCTCCTCTATCGTCATCGCCTTGGCCGGCATCGCGGGGGTCTCGCTCGAAGCCGCTCTGGCGTTTGCGGTGACCCTCGGCGGCGTGGTCTCAGGAGGAGTTGGAAAGGTCGTCGAGGCGATCTGCGAATGGGTCGGCGTCTGTTAGACACTGAGAAGCCTAGGGATTGAGCCAATCGTTTCGCACGCATTGTGCAAAAAGGTGATGAACGTTCGTTAGGGGTTCATCGCCCTTTCCATCGAAATGGAGCTCAATCCGCGTTCGACAAAGAGAAGGCCGGAACTTAGCCTCTTCCACCCTTAAGATGTTTAACCCTACGATTACAACCTGGCGTCGCGCAATTGATCTCATAGATGGGCGATGGTGGACGTCATCCGGACGTGTCAGTGATTGGGAGTAATGTATGATAAGATCAACGATGCACTATCCTATCAAAGCACCTGCCAATCTTTTCACCTGCGAGTTGACCCTCGTTAGCCCAGGGTTGAACCTTGGTGTCCGCTTCGATAGCAACGAGAGCAACACGACCTACGGCGGTTCGCTGCTCGTGAACGGGCCTGTTAGCGTCGCTCCGATCGTGGTCGGCATCTGGGACGGCGACGGCGACGTGTTCTTTACGCTGTACGATCTCCAGGATGGAGCGGTCGGCGAGTCGGTCTCCAGCCTCGTAATCGACGCGGGGGCGGGAGGCGTCCCCGCCACCCCGTATGTGAAGGTGTTCAGCCATAGCGGACTTGCGTGCGACGTCGTTCAGACTGGCGGAGATCCCGTCACCAACGCTCTCAAGTACACCCTCACTGTTAGCGTGGCCCCGTAATATCCTGCGCGGTCGAACTTAAAAGAACGAGCACCATGGCCAACACCTCCAACTACACCTTCAATATCTCCCTGCTTGACGGCATGCCCCCGGTTCTTTGGCAGCCGGGCACCATGGAACTGACGGTCGTCTTCGACGACTCTTCGACGGACGTTGGCACGGTGACGGGCAGCCTCTCCGTACCCGGATGGTACTCCGAGCCATTCCCCCTCGCTGGCAAAACCGTAGGCAGCGCAGAGGCCGCGCTCGCAGTGGCCGTGACCGGCACGACCAAGGAGGGCGAGGCGGATCTGGCGGTCTCGCTTCTGGAAGATGGCTTCCTCTATAGCACGACCTACCTCGGAGGCACGGCGTCGATCTCCGACAGTGCGGCTCATGAGACCTACGCCTACGCGATCACCGGCTACACCGGCGAGCCCGGTACTGAGCCGAAGCAGAGCCGCCATTCGCGAGCCAAGGCTTCCTGACCATCCATGCGGCGGCGTACCTGTGATAAGGAGAGCGCTTGTTCCTTCCTGCGCTCAGGGTCGCCACGGGCCCCTCGCCATGTCGGGGGCGAAGCGAACGGCGACCTCGGTACGACCGAGGAGCCTTTTCACGAAGGCGGAGCGGACGGCCTTCAGCAAGGAAAAGAGCGCAAAGTAGGCACTTTAGAGTTCAAGAGGATTGGATCGGCGCTAATATTTGCGCGATGTTATCGCTCCTCATAGGCGCCTTCCTCGCTCACTCGCATCAGGTCGTCTACGACGACGCCGATGCAGCTCCGATCTGGTCTGTCGACCAGGCTCTTCTTCAAAAAGCCTGGATGAAGGGATGGGAAGAGGGCAAGAAGAAAAAGGGAAACCTCGATAATCTTCTCGACTTCCTACGTACCGACATGGGACGAGTCCGATCACCTACGGGGGAACGTTGGCGCGCATCGTGCGTGATACCGTTCCCCCCATTCGCGAAGATGGAGTTGGCAGGGTTCCAGTCCGGGCGTCGATTCGAAACCTATGAAAGCGAGGGCAAAGCTGTCGTTGAGGACGTAGCCACTCACCGGAACTCGGCTGATCGAACGATCGCCTTCGCCATCCAACTGAACGCCTGGCCAGGCCTGAGCGACTACAACGGAGACATCAATCGCCGCGCGAACCAAAAGGACGTTCGGGCATCCGACTTCGTCCTCATGATCGACGATCGTAAGATCAAGCTCAAAGACACTCTGGAAGGCGAGTCCAGCACGCTGAATGGGAGCGTAAGCGTCCCGATCACCGATACGTCGACCTCATCTGTTTCTTCAGGTGGCCGAACCTACTCCTCGACGGTCACCTACACGACGAACCAGACTCATGGCTACGACGCGTACAGCGCGATCTACGGTTTGGTCTTCCCGTACTTCGCGCCAGATGGCAAGCCATACATCACCAAGAACACCAAAAGTATTTTTCTGCGTGTCGTGATGCCGAACGGGGTCCGAGACGTATCCCTGGATCTGGCGAAGCTCAAGACGAACCTCTAGCCGCCCAAATCGCACCGACCTCACCCAGAGGGCGACCTTCGCTATGAAGGTCGCCCTCTCGTCGTTTTCACCGAACACTCATGTCCGCTGTCACCGTAGCAGAACTTCTCGTCGCCTTTCGAGGCGATACCACCGGCTTCGACAAGGCCAATCTGAGCGTTCGACAGAACCTCGTGAAGACCGCCGTCACCGCCGAAGAGACGGCGGAGGCCTTCCTACACCTCGCATCGGGCATCGGCACGTCGGGAGCAGCATACGAAGCCGCGTCGGTCCAGGCCGCGACCTACACACGGGTCGCGCTCGACTCCGCGAAGGCCTCGGAGGCGGCGGCCACCGCCTTCGTTGTGGCGTCGCGCGAAGCTGGCACTGTCGAGGCCGCGTTGACCCTTGCGGTCGCCTCCGCTCGCTCCGCCTCGACCGAGTTCGTCAAGACGGGCGGCTCCGCGACGAGGATGAAGGTCGAGATGGCCGCGCTCAAGAGCGAGGTCATGGGCCTGAACCGCACGCTGAACGCCCAGGCGTCGATGAGCATTGCGACCAAGCTCGACGCCGGAGCGACTGCGGCCTCAGCGATGGAGGCGCGGGTCGCTGCTCTTACCGCCCAGATGGCGGCACTGAACGCCGAACTCGCGGCGACGAAGGCGACCGGCTTCCCCTCGGTCCCGACAGGGGGACGTGGGGGCGCGGCTGGAACGCCTGGAGGCAACTTCGCGGGCAAGGCGATCGGGGCGGGCAACTCCGTAGGGCGTTCTCTGACGAACTACGTCACCACGCCGATCCTCCTGGCCGACGCGGCGAGCCTCAAGTTCGCGGGCGACTTCGACACCGCCATGCGGAACGTCAACTCGCTGGCGAAGCTCTCGGAGTCGGGCTTCAGGGACCTGGAGAAATCGGTTCTCGGGCTGGTGGACGACCCCAGGATTCGCCAGATGCCCTCCGACCTCGCGGAAGGTCTGTACGACGTCCAGGGGAGAGGTTTCAAGGGCGCCGAGGCTATGGACGTCTTGCGGCAATCGGCTATCGGCGCGTCCGCGGGCATGACCACCACCCTCACCTCGGCGGCGGCTCTCGGCGCGGTCCTGAACTCCCACGTCAAGGGGGTCAAGGACTCGAAGGAGGCGATGGACGTTCTCTTCACCGAGGTCGATCTCGGCGCGAACAGCTTCGAGGCCCTCGCGACCAGCCTGGGGCCGGTGCTACCTACGGCCGCCGCTGCGGGCGTCAGTCTCCAGGAGCTTATGGCCGGGTTCGTGGTCATGACCAACCAGGGGAATTCCGCAGCCGAGGCGGCCACCTCCTACAACAACATGATGACGCACATCATCAAGCCGAGCAAAGACGCGGCTGAGGTGATGCACGCGCTGGGAATCGAGTACGGGATCAACGCGCTCCAGAGCAAGGGCCTCGCGGGATGGCTCAAGGAGGTCTCGGAGAAGACCGGCGGGAACAAGCAGGCCCTCATCCAGCTCATGCCCGAGCTTCGCGGCATGAAGGGCCTCCTCGCCACGGTCAACGACGGAGGAAAGGCCTATGCCATCGCGCTGGAGGGCACGAAGCGGGCTTCCGAGGGCGCGGGTGCCGCCGCGAAGGCCAACGCCGAGCAACAGAAGAGTCTCGGGTTCGAGACGGACAAGATGAAGCAGGAGGCCGCACGAGCCGCCATCGCACTCGGAAACGAACTGGTGCCCGCCGCTCGAGACGTAATCGGCGTGGTCCGGGACGCGACGAGGTGGTTCAACTCGCTCGACGCGCAGACCCGTTCGAACATCGTCAGGTGGGGACTCTACGCCGCCGCGATGGGGCCAGTGGTCAAGGTCGGAACGACGTTCGCCAACGGCATCCGAGCGGTGATGGGCCTTCGGACCGCCTACGTCGCCTCACAGACGGCGATGGCGGCGGCGAACGTCGCGACGGCGACCAGCGCCACCACGGCCACAGCGGCGGTGGGCGGTCTCGCCACGTCGATCGGCGGGATCGTCGCCCTCGCGGCGGCGCCCATCGTCGTGACGTTCCTCATGAAGAAGATCGGAGACGACTTCGAGGATTCCGTCGCACAGGCTCGCGCCGACAACGCGAAAGGCTACGACAAACTCCAGTTCGAAGCGAGGAAGAAGGCGCGGGCCTTCTACAACGCCCACGGCGAGAAGGAGACGATGGCCTATGCCGGAACCAACCCAGGCGGCAGGTACATCGGCTTCGACGTCGCGACGGCTAAGGAGGCGATCGCCTCCGAGAAGCGGATGGCGATGGACCGCCAGTACCGCGACTCGGTTCTCAACTCTCATGCCAAGGCCGAGGCCGAGAAAGCGAAGAACGCACACGCCGCGGCTGCTCGACAGGCGCAGCAGGACCAGGAGGCCTCACGACGGGCGGCGGGCATCCTCGCCGGACTGGGAGCGGACAAGGAGCGCAAAGGCCGGAAGGCGAAGGAGACCGATCCCCTCGACCAGTACCGCGAGCAGCAGTACCAGCTCAAGAAGTCTCTCGCGTTGGGTCCGGACGCGCCCGAGTCGGCGTCGATGGCCTACGACATCGCGAAGCGGCACCTCGACGGGCTTTCGGGCATGAAGGGCGCCGCCGGGAAGAGCGGCGCGGATCTTGGCGCCGAGATCGTCAAGCACGCTGGGGACGCCATCAAAACCCCGGCGGGCCAGGCGTCCTGCGCCTACTTCGCCAGCGCGGTCATGAAGGCGGCTGGGGCGAAGGTTCCCGGGAGCGCGAGCGCGAAAGGCCTTCGGGACAGCATGGTCGCCAGCGGCGCCGTGCCCCACCCCGCTTCCGAGGCGAAGGCCGGCGACGTCATCATATGGAAGGGCAGGCGGTACGGCGCGATCAAGGACGCGGACGGCCAGGGCTATCACGCCGGAATCGCGATGGGCGACGGCACGGTCCGGGCCTCGTCGGGCGGCCGGGTCCGCACCATGCCGATATACGACGCGGCGCACGCGACCGCCTACACGCTTCCCGGCGCGGGCGGCGCGTCCGACTCCTCGATCGTCGCGGCGGCGCGGCGCAACCTCGCTCTGCAACTCGCGGTCGAGAGGGGCGAGAAGGCGCTGAAGGCGAGGGAGGACGCCGCCGACAAGGCGAAGGATCGCGCAAAGGAGGTCGCGGATCTGATGCAGGCCGCCAAAAGGGCCGCGAACGAGGCGTCGCGCGCGGTTCTCGCCACCAAGCTCGGCACCGACGAGGACACGCTCTCGCTGGCCGCCTACGGGGTTCCGTTCGCGGACATCCCCAAGGTTCTCGGCAAGGCGGGCAAGGCGATCCAGTCGGCCATCGCCCAGCAGGCCAAGGCGGTCAAGGATCAGCGGGCGGCGGAAGTCGACCCTCGTGACGCCGGTTTCGATGACGGGAGCGACATGGCGCGGGACTTGAGATCCAAGCGCGCCGAGAAGGCCCTGGAGGCGTCGCGAAGGTCGATCGAGGAGTTCGAGGGGATCATGCGATCCAACGCCGACAAGAGGGACGAGGGAGGCGCGACTTCCCTCGCGGCGCGCCGGACCCATTACGTCAAGGAACAGGTCGGCGGGCTGAAGACCACCGGCGACTTCGGTCTGGACCTGGAGCGTCAGCGGCAGGTGGCCAAGGCGGCGGGAGAGGCCTTCGACGCCACGCCGATCCGGGCCTACCGTTCGGCCATGCGGGATCTATCCCGCCAGCTCGGAGAGCTGGGGCCCCAGACCGACGCCGCTCGCATCGCCGCCATCCGATTCGACTCGGACGGGCTGGAGAGGATGGACGAGGACAGTGCCAAGGCCATCCTCGCGCTGGAGAAGCTGACCGACAAGATGAGGGCGCAGAAGGAGACCGCCCGGCAGGCTGGGGACGCTCTGGGCCAGGCCTTTACCGGGGCCATGACCGACGGACTCAACCACGGCTTTATGGGATTCCTGCGCGCGCTCGTCTCCAACGTCGACCAAGCCATCCGGCAGGCCGTTCTCGCAAAGTTCGCGTCGGGGATCTCCAACCTTGTCGCTGGAGTTCTCGGACCGAAAGGACCGGGGGTCAAAGACCCCGGAATGACCGGCTCTGGTGGCTCCCTGGCGGCCTTGGCGGGGGCTCTTCCAGCCTTTTTGCCTCACTTCGCCAAAGGAGGCCCCGTCGGCGCGGGCGAGGCGGTGGTCGTGGGCGACGGCGGCAACGGCAGCGGCACGGAGGTCTTCGTGCCGCGCGTCGCGGGCAACATCCTCCCGAACGAGTTCGTTCAGGGCGTGACGAACATGGCGAACAACCGGAACGAATCCAAAGGCGGCGACACGCACAACACCTTCAACCACAGTCCGACGATCCAGGTCTCGGGGCCGGTGGACCGAAGGAGCCTCCAGCAGATCAAGACGGCGTCCTACGAAGGCGCCCGTCAGGCCTGGGAGGCGGCCCGGTAGATGGTCGACCTTGTGGTTCTCGACCCCCTCAGTTCCGAGGGGTGGACGGCCAAGCAGAAGGGGAAGGTCGCCATCGGCGAGGTGGACAGCGGGTCGGAGCGGCGGGTGCGCAAGTGGCCCGTCACCCGCCGCGAGTACAACATCCCCTACCGGGCTCGCACCGCAGAGAAGTGGATCCGGCTCATGGAGTTCCACGAGCTGAGGGGGACCACCGAGCGGGGGTTCCTCATCTGGGACATCTACCGCGCCTATATCCAGAACGAGCGCATCGGGACCGGCAACGGCACGAACAAGACGTTCCAGCTCACGAAGACCATCGCGGACGCGGCGAACGCGGTCGTCCGCACGATCCGCTACCCGGTGCCCACGGGGACGCCCCTCCCGATCAACGTGAGGGGACAGGCGATCGCGCAGGGCTTGCCGCAGGGGCAGACGACGGCCCAAACGATCGTCACCGTCGCCGGGTCGCCAAGGACGGAAGGGACGCAGTTCACCGTCTCCCTGACGACCGGCGCGGTGACGTTCGCCACCGCGCCGCCGGCGGGCGCGGCGGTCGTCGTGACCTTCTTCGCCTACGTCCCGGTCCGCTTCCTCGACGAGGAGATGAGCGTCGAGACGATGAGCATCCTGGGCGACAACGAGAGCGCTCTTATCGAACTTCTGAACGAATAGACCATGCCCAAAACCACCCCTCCCGGCCTTCTGGATCCGGGCCGCGTCCTTTGCCTCGCCGTCAAGGTGGTCCGAAAGGACGGCGTGACGATCGGCCTCACCGACACGAACGTTCCCTTCGTCTTCGAGGGCGTCTCCTACTCGCCGGTCGGCGGCGTCTCCTCGTCGACCATCCAGAGCGACACCGGAACGTCGGCGGGCTCCCTGACGTTCAGGACGCTCGAAGGGGTGTCGGACGCGGTGGGCGCCTCCATCACCGCCGAGGACCTTCGGGGGGGTCTCTACGGCGGCGCGCAGGCCTGGGTCTACGAGCTGGACCCCACCGCGCCGCAGCTCGGCGCGATGATCCACAACCGCTACGTCTTCACCAAGGCGACCATCCGGGACGCCGACAAGGAGATCGAGCTTAGGGAAGCCCTCTACCGGCTCAAGAACGCGACCGGTCGCACGGTCACCTCTGCCTGCGACGTGGCGAAGGTTTGGGACAAGCGGTGCGACCCGCATCAGACCCTCAAGGGCGCCTACTCGTTCTCGCGCACCGTGTCGGGGGTGCCGGGCGAGTTCACGGTGGACTTCTCCGGGGACGCCCACGGCGACGGGTACTACAGCTCCGGATACTTGGAATGGACCTCGGGCCGAAACACGGGCCTGGGCGACGACATCAAGCTCCACGAGAGCCTTCCGGGCAACGTGGCGAGGATCACCCTCAAGACGCCTCCGGGCTTCGACGTCGATTCGGGCGACGTCGCCACTCTCGTCCGGGGATGCGACCGGAGTCGCGAGACCTGCCGGACGATCGCCAACCCGCACAACCCGAGCGGGACGAACATCGAGAACAACCAGGGCTTCAAGCTCCCCCTCCCCGACGACATCGCCCGGGTCGGACGCCAGACGAAATAGCCCCCCTGGGCGACTGTTAGTCCTCGTCTTCCACAAGCACCTGGATCGTCGAGGGGCTGAACTCCGCCGGGATCGTGCCGGTTTCTCCGTTCTCGTCCACCTCGGTCTCCATCGTCAGTCCCTCGGGCCCCGTCACCAGCACCCGCGTCCCTTCCGGAGCCGGGTGGACCTTCACGCCTTCCTTCCCCGGATCGTCGATCGAAGTCGTCTTCGCGCTCTCAGCCATGGACCCACTATGCCACTAAGCACCCAAGAACGATTCGCGCGCGCCGCAACACAGCTAGAGGGCGTCCCCTTCACCGACCACGGTCGAGACCCGAAAGTGGGCCTTGACTGCGCGGGCCTGCTCATCGCCGCCGCGCGCAAGGTGGGCCTAAAGCCGCAGGATCGCCCCTACGTCATCGTGCGCGGCTCGGACTACTGGAAGCCCATGGCCGAGATCGTGGAGGCCCTCGCCTATCCGGTCGAGGGCGAATGGGAGCGGGGCGACGTTCTCGGCTTCCGCTACGGCCCCATGAAGAACCACCTCGGCGTCTATCTCGGCGGCGGGAAGCTCGTCCACGCCTGGGACGCCACCGGAATTCGGAAGGTCGTCGTGACGGTCATGGACCCGCCCCTAAGCCGCAAGGTCGTCGCCGCCTGGAGGCTCCGCTAGTGGCGGGCGGATCTCCGTTCGCCTTCGCGGGCGCGGTCGTCGGCGGCGCGATCGGGTCTATCGGCGCGCCCTTCGGCGGCGTCGGCGTCGGAGCGAAGTGGGGCGCGACCATCGGCACGGTGGTCGGGTCGCTCGTCTCGAAGCCGCCCGACGCCGCCAAGTCGCGCGACACGCGATGGGGAGGCGTCAGCTACGGGACGAGCATCCCGCGCGGTTGGGGGCAGCACCGGACCGACGCGCTCGTGTTCTGGGGCGTCCGGAACGCCGACGGCTCCTATCTCTTCAAGCACACCCAGAAGAAGCGCAAGGGCAAAGGCGCCCAGAACGTGGCGCACTACCGGGCCACGTTCGCCTTCTACATCCTTGAGACCGGACTGACCTTCGACGACGGGCGGCAGGTGGAGCGGCGCATCGTGGTCGACCGGGTCTGGATGGCCGACAAGATCGTGTGGCAGAGCCCCAGCGCGGCGCCGATCGCGCCCTGGTCCTCGACCGTCACCTACGCCTACGGCGACCACGTCACCCGATCCGGAAAGACGTACGCCAGCGTCGGGGACGCCAACCTGGGCCATACGCCTCCCAGCGGGTCGAACTCGTGGTGGCAGAAGGTCTCGACGTCGAAGAACATGAACCTCGTGTTCCATCCGGACGAGACGGAATCCACCTTCACGATGGCCGCCGACTCGGTGATGGTGGCCCACGACGGGATCGCGAACACCCCCGCGATGCGCGGCGGCGCCTACGGCCTCGCGGACGACGTGGACCTCTTCGACATCGGGAACGTCGTCCCGCAGAACGTCAGCGTCGAATGGCGCTGGGCGGATACCTGCTACCTGCGGGACCTTCTGGGCGACGCCTGCGGCCTCTCGGGAATGCCCGAGGGCTCCTACGACTTCTCGGACGTCGCCGACACCCTGACGGGCTACCGGCAGACCTCGCGCCAGTCGGGCCAGGACCTCATCGGCTCGCCGCTCGCGATCAAGGGCTACGACCTCGTGTCGATCGATGGCGTCGTGCGGGCGGTGAGGCGGGGCGGCGCCGTGACGGTGGACGTGCCGAGATCCGCCCTCGGCGGCACGCTCGAAGGCGAGACCGTCCAGCCTTTGGACGAGCAGATCCTCGTCGATCCATCCGAGCTCCATTCCTCCTTCCGGCTGGGCTACTACGACGCCGCGGCGGGCTTCCGCCAGTCGTACCAGTCGGCGTTCCGAAACGACCACCAGACCGACAACCCGACCGACATGGCGACCGACCTCGTCATGACGCCGGTCGAGGCGGCCAGGGTGGCGGGGCGGCTGCTCGACACGGAATGGCTGGAGGCGGGCGGCACGTTCGGTGTTTCGCTTTTGGGGGACTACTCCTCGGTCGTGGGAACCGACCCCGTCACCATCCCCTACCGAGGCAGGGCGACCCGCTTCCGCATCACGGGAACGGCGTTCGTGCAGAACCAGATCAAGGTGAAGCTGGCGCGCGACGCGATCGAGGTCACGCGTCGCTACGAGTCGGCGTCCACCACCATCGCGGCCAAGCCCGACGACGGGGCGATCGTCCCGACGGCGTTCGACGTGCGCTCGCCCGCGACCGACCTCTCGACCGACTTCGCCACCTATCCCGGCTTCTACGTCTTCGCGAACGGGCCCGAAGGATGGCTCGGCGGCCAGGTGGTCTTCACCTTCGACCCGCCCGGCTCCGAGAGCCGCGAGTGGGCGGACGGTCCCTACGTCACCGACGCCTCGACGTTCGGCGTCCTGACGGCCGCTCTGGCGGGGACGGGCACGACGCCGACCGTTCCCTCCGCTCCGACCGGACTGGCGGCGACGGCGGGCGACGCCCAGGTCTCGCTCGCCTGGGGCGCGGCGAGCGGGGCGACGAGCTACAGCGTCAAGCGCGCGACCGTCTCGGGCGGGCCGTACACGACCGTCCAGAGCGGCCTCACGTCGCCCTCTTGGATCGACTCCGGGCGCACGAACGGCACGACCTACTGGTACGTCGTCTCCGCGTCCAACACGGCCGGGGAAGGCCCCGACTCCAGCCAGGCGAGCGCGACGCCCACGGCCCCGGTGACGCCCCCACCCGCTCCGTCCGCGCCGACCGGCCTGACGGCGTTCGGTCGCACCTCGAGGGTGGATATCGCCTGGAACGCGGTCTCCGGCGCGACCTCCTACACCCTCAAGCGCGGCACGGTCAGCGGGTCCTATCCGTCGACCGTGGCGACGGGGCTCACCAGCCCCTCCTACACGGACACCGGCCGGAGCGACGGTACGACCTACTTCTACGCGGTGGCCGCCGTCGGATCGGGCGGCACGAGCGCGAACTCGTCGGAGGCGAGCGCGGTCCCGATCGCCGTTCCGACGCCGATCTCTGCCACCGCTGGGAACGCCTCGGTCTCGCTGAGCTGGGGCGCGGCGGCCGGGGCGACGAGCTACCGGGTGAGATACGGGACGGTCGCCGGGGGGCCGTACGGATCGACCCTGGCCGTGAGCGGCACGTCCACGACGATCGCCGGTCTCGTGAACGGAACCGCCTACTACTTCGTCGTGACGGGCATCAACGTCGTCGGAGAGAGCGACCCCTCGACCCAGGCGACCGCGACGCCGTTCGGAGGCGGCGCAGGAATGGGCACGGGCACGGCGACAGGCCCCGGAACCGGCACGGCGACCGCGACGGCCGGTGGCCCTCCGACGGCTACGGGCCCACAGACGGGAACCGGAACGCTCACCCAGACGGGCGTAGGAGCCAACACCGGCACGTTCACTCCGGCGCCGGGGACGGGCGTGAATGCCGGACAGTAGGAACGTCCGCACCATCGACGCGCGGCTCGGGGGCGTGGGGGATCTCGCCGTCGCCCTCTGGATCGCCGAGGGGGCAAGGCGGCAAGGGGAGACCGTCCCGATCGCGGGCTACGGCGACGTGGTCCGCGCCTTCGGTCTCGCGCGGGCGCAGGGGGTCTCGCCCGACCGACTGGCGACGGGTACCGACTCGACCGCCTACCAGGAGGAGCTTAGGACGAGCGAAGACCGCTCGCCACGCACGCTGAGATGGCAGAGGACCCACGGATGGGACTATCCTCCCGCGCGCCCCCGGCTGCTCGCCCTGCCCAAGAAGGCGAGGCGGTGGGGGGAAGCGATGTCGGACGCGAGGACCGTCGTCGTGGCCCCGCGCGCGAACTTCACGACCCGGACCCTTCCGGATCAGAAGTGGCTTCGGGTCGCATGGGCCCTGCAGGCCGAAGGCTTCGACGTGGTCGCGATCGACCGGGACAAGGAGGCGGTGGACCGGTTTCCGCGCTACGCATTCGGCTTCGGCTGGACGCACGTCCTCGCCCTCATGGAGCGCGCCGCCCTCGTCCTGGGCAACGATTCGGGAATCTCCCACCTTGCGGCGACGCTAGGCGTTCCGGCCGTCGTCGCGATGGGCCCGACCGATCCCGCCATCGTCTTCGGCCACGCCGACAACGTCCGGGCGGTCCGGTCTGAGGCGACGCCTTGCGTCGGGTGCCACTTCCGCCAGGCGAGCGGCTTCTCGGCGCCTTGCGACGTCGGCTGCGAGGCCCTCCACCTTCTGCCCTGGGAAGCCCTTCGAGACGCCGCCCTCGCCTGCCTCCAAAGATCATCATGAGCACCGCAGAACTGCAAGTAAAGATCGCCTCGACGATGGCGGTCCCCGCATCGACCTTGACGCTGGTGAACAACGGCGCCCAGAACGCGCTTATCGGCGAGGAGATCGTCGGCGTGGTCGACGCCACCGACCTCGGGAACGGCGCGTACCAGATCGGGCCCAACCTCGTCCGGGGGATGCGGGGATCGCCCGCAGTCGCCCATCCTGCCGGTGAGACCTTCGCCGCCGCTCCGAGCGTCGATCAGACGACGAAGGTCGAGGTGGATCCCCAGTACATCGGCAGGACGGTCTACGTCCGGGTTCTCTCGCCCGGGCAGGACCTGGACGATTCCCCCGAGCTGTCGTGCGTCGTCGCCGACCCGACGTCCCCCTACGTGACGAAGCTTCCGCAGTGGGCGAACGGGGAGACCCCGGTGGGAGCGGTGGACGGCGTGAACGTCACGTTCACGCTCGCCCACGCGCCGATTCCGGGAAGCCTGACCCTCTTCGTCAGCGGCGCGCCCGAGAGCACGACCGACGTCACCACGAGCGGGACGACGGTGACCTTCGCCACGCCTCCCCCGGTCGACTCGACCCTGAGCGCCCAGTACCAGTACCTCTAAGCCCATGCGAGTCCGGTCTATCAACATCCCATCGTCCATCGTCGGCGTGTGCGTCAACGAGGCCGGCCACCTCATCGTCACCTTCAAGGACGGCTCGTCCATGGACGCGGGCTACGTGGTCGGCCCGCCCGGCAATCCTGGCGCGGGAACGGCGGGCAAGAACGCTGTTCAGCCGACCTTCTCCGCCACGGTCGCGCTCGGCGCCGTCGGATCGGACGCGACGGTGAACGTCACCAGCGTCGACGGGGTAGCCCAAAAGCTGGCGTTCGCACTTCCCAAGCCGAAGGACGGCATTGATGGAAAGGACGGAGTGAAAGGGGGCGACGGAACGACGCCCTCGATCTCGATCGGCACCGTGACGACGCTCGCGCTCGGGGCGACTCCGACGGTCAGGCGCAAGGCGGGTGACACGGACGCTACGCCGGTGTTCGATTTCGGTCTGCCGGGCGCGATCCTCGGTGGATCGTTCGACGTCCAGATCCCGGCGATCCTCCTAGCGGCCGTCGGGGTTCTTAAGTCGGCGACGGTCAACGTCCCCGGCGCGAAGGTTGGGATGCTGGCGCTGGCGAGCCCTCCGCGTGGGCTTATGCCTTCCCTCTCAAAATCGCCGCTCGCCACGGTCACCGCCGACGGGGTGGTGACCATCGACTACGTCGCCGCCGTCGCGATCGCCGCCCAGACCGCGACGTTCATCGTTCGCGTGATCCCCTAATAGCCCCTTAGGACACAAGGAACAAGCCCCCGGCTCCTCTCTCAAGAGGAGCCGGGGGCCTTTCGTCGTTTCGCGGACGTTAGGATCTTCGAGAAGAATCCCTCGTCGCCATGAGGAACTCCCTTTTAGCGCCGACCATTGAGGCAGGCCGCACGATGAGGCGGCGAGAAGAGAAGCAGACGCAATTGGGCCGGACTCCTAGCATGGGGATCCGGCCTCTTTTTCGTCGCTGGGGGTCGCCTAAGGCCCGCTTCCGGTGGGACCGAGAACGACGGCAGGTTCCTCGACGGGGGCTTTCCTCGCGGGTGCGAAACCTTCTTTTCGGCCGGTTCGTCTTGGCAACGTGGACGAGTTCGATGCCGCGCGGAAGACGGAGGAGGAGATGAAGGAGACCGTCCGACTGATGGTGGAGGAAGAGGAGCGCTTCCAGGACGACGCGCAGCACGTCAGGGAGAACATGAGGGTCGTTCGCGACGAGGCCCGGCCCAAAGACTAGCCTTTCCGGCGTCGGGGCTTCGGCTTCGGATCGTCGCGGAACTTCGCGTCGAGACTCCGCCGTGCATCCCTTCGGCGCGGCCCTGCCCGATAGTGTCCCCGTCCTAGGCGCTCCGAAGATACGGTGTGATCCGGCTACACAGATCCGACGTCCTCACGAGTCCGGATCGCGCGCCGCTCGGGCCGGACCCCGGCCCGAGCGGCGCGCCCAGGTCGCGGGACGGACGCGCCTCGCACGCCGTCCGTGCGTGTAGACTCGCGCATGGAGGTTCGGGACCCTCGTCCGGACCGCCCCCGCCCGGTGTCCCATGGCCCTTCCCGAGACCGACGAGTTCCACATCGAGTACCTCTCCGATCGCGAGCGCGCGGTGTTCGACCTCGCCGTCGAGGGCCATACGGACGAGCTGATCGCCCAGTCGCTCGGGGTGGCGACCTCCACCGTCGCCAGCTACTGGGTGCGGATCCGGGGCAAGCTGGGGTCCCTGAGCCGCACCGAGATGGTCGGCGCCGCTCTGCGCCGGGAGATCCGCGAGCGCACCGCCGAGCTCCGGGCCGAGAACGCCCGCCTCAGGGCCGAGCTCGCGAGGCAGGCCGACCGGACGCAGGGCCTGCTCGCGACCCAGGCCGCCCTGGCGGAGTCCGCGTGGCAACCCCACGCCCTCGCGCGGCTGCCCGAGGCCGTCCTGGTGGTCGGGCCTCCCGCGGACGTCGTCTACGCGAACCTCCGGGCGCTCAGGCTCTACCGAGCGGACGAGGCGGGGCTGGAGGGCCTCGCGATGCGGGACCTCACGACCGCCGGGGCCCCGGGTCGGCTGCGGGAGCCCTGCCGGGAGATGCTCCTGCCGGGCGGTCCGGAGGAGGAGACGTACGGCCTGGAGGAGCCCTACTACGCGCGGCGCCGGGACGGCACGAACTTCCAGGCGCTGGTGGAGGCCGAGCGCTTCGACACCCCCTCGGGTCCTTTCGTGGCCCTCGCCGTGCGGGAATTCATGCAGGACGTGGAGCCGGTCCTGGCGGCTTTGTGCCGACCGCTCAAGGCGGCCTAGGACGCGGGGCGCTTCCGTGCCGGCCTTCTCGGACAAGGAAGGAACAGGCCCCGGCTCCCCTAGAGAGGAGCCGGGGGCTTTTCGTCGTTCAGGCGGATCGCCTCAGGCGCGCTTGCGGCGGCGCAGGGCCATCAGGGCGAACGGGAGGGCGGCGGCGGGGCCCGGCGTGGGAGAAGGCCTGGGACCGTCGAGGCTCACGTCGTCGAGCGCCGCATAGAGACCCTGGGTACCTCCGTTGAACCGGATCGTCGTCACGCCGGAGGTCGCCACGTAGTCGAGCGTGAAGGTCTCGAAGCCGTTCGTCGGCTGGTTGAAGCCTGTGCCGAAGACGAACTGGCCGTCGAGGTAGGCGTTGATCCCGACGTCGTAGGCCGAGGGTGGGTTTCCGGCGCCTTCGATGTAGTAGGCGAACGAGAAGCGGTATGTCTGCCCCGCGATCGTGGCGACGCTCTGGGACAGCGTCGCATCGTCGGTCGTGGGGCCGTAGAAGTAAGCGGCGTACTGGCCGCTGGCCGTTCCGTTGACACTCGAGGCTGACACCGCGCCGCCCCCGCCGACGGTCCAGCCGGAGAGATCGCCGGTCTCGAAGCCGCCGTTCACGACGAGGTTGGCGGCCGACGCCGAGACGGCGGCGGCCAAGAGGACGAGGAGCGAAGCGGATCGGACCAATCGATGTTTCATGGGACACCAGCGTTGTTGCCGGCCTCATTCTACGCCAGAAAAAACTTATAACCATAAAATATCTCATTAAATTCTAAACAGTTTCGTTCGTCGCCGAAGCCTGGCGCGACGACCTTTTAACGATCCTGCCCGTACCCGCTCGCCGTGGTGACGACCGCCGTCCACAATCCGCCGCGACCGTGGCCTGATCCTCGGGCTCGCTCGCCTCGATCCGCACGCTCGCGGTCGCCGTCACGACCGTGACCCAGGCGGAAGACGGGAAGAACGGCAGGTCGATCGACGCGTACGCACGGTCGACGGCCTCGTGGAACTCGGCGCGGCTCGGCAGCCCGTCCGCGGCCTGTGGTCGAAGAAGCGTCGGTCCGATCCGGATTTAACGGCGACCCGGCAGGTTTACCGAGCTCAGAAACGCGGGAAGATGGGAAGACGTGCAGGAAGGCGCGGCCGGCGCCGACCCACCATGCGCCACATCAGATCGTCTCTCAAGCGTTGCCGGGCGTTTACGCTCGTCGAGCTCCTTATCGTGATCGTCGTCCTCGCGGTGCTGGCCGCCATCGTCATCCCCAAGTTCGGCGACTCCAGCATGCGGAGCC